ACTGAGTAGTGACATCAGCGTTTATTGATATTTGAGTACCACTGACTCTTGTAGGATTGACAGCAGTTTGACCATCACCAACCTCAATCCATTCTGCATTTAGATACCAGTCCTTTGTGTCTTTCATCATCTGACGCAATGAGTCGTTAATTGCTGATGGTGGCATACCCTCAACTGCTGAACCAGTTGCTAATACATTGCCATTAAGTGATGCAGTTGTTCTATAATTTTTAATTCCAGTCATGTTAAAATTTAATTATGTAATTAAGAGAAATATATGGGTTTGTGACATCTACTGCTGAACCAGTGAAAGAAGATGAAACTGAACCTGTAGGCGTTAGTGAATTACCACTGAAAGAACCTGACCCACTATGACTATGACCACTGCCACTACCGACACTGCTACTCGTAAATGTACCGCTTTGTGAGCCTTGGTCACCTCGTTGTGGTATGTGGTCAGTTCCATCTTGGTGTCTTATACCTTGACTCATTGACCAACCTGAAAAAGTGTGCGTGTGACTTGGCAATTCTGCAATAGTTAAACTATGATTAGCAACACTTACACTTACAGAGCCAGATGGTGTAACTGAATTACCAGAAAAAGTTGATGCAACGCTACCTGTAGGCGTTTGCGAAAATGAGCCACCTGTTGACCCAAGAGCATAACTTGAAGATTTACCGATTGGAAATTTGCTTTGTAGGTTTGGCAAATAGAATTGAGTTGCAGTTGCAGTACCATAGGTATTGCCAAGTATTGCAAATAAGTCACCATAAGTTGTTTTAGATACTAAAGAACCATCGCAAATTAAGAACCCTTGAGGTGCAGTTGCACCTGCATAACTAACAACTGTTGCAACTGGCAAAGCACTTGGTATTGATGTGTTCTGACTGCTGATTATGCCAAATTTTACCTCAACAGGATTACCTGAACCTAGTATTGAACCGCCATCAAACTCAAGATTAACATTTGTATTAGGGCTTGAATAACTGCTTGATGTTACACGCCCATACAATATGTTGCCTTGACCATCTTTGACTTTTACTCGTCTGTTAATATGAAACTGAGTAACAACATTTGCAGGTATAGATAATGAATTGTTGCCTGTTCTTGTATATGTAACAACTCCATCACCATTGCCATATTCTATCCATTCACCCTCGTTATACCACTCTCTGACGCATTGCATTAAGGCTCTAATAGAGTCATTAATCTGGCTTGGTGACATACCCTCAACAGCAGTACCAGATGGTAGTCTGTTTCCGTTATCTGATGCGGTTGTACTAAATGCTGATACTGGCATTAGTCTAACAACCCTTTAACTTTAACTCTACTGTCATTTTGTGCATCTATATATTGTTGGGTTAGTGAATCATATCGAGGTATTGCAAGTGATGGTGTACCATACTTACCAATATTCGTTATAGGCATATTACTAGCCTTGCCTGCATAGTAAGCTAACTCACCCATTGCTCTAGGTGAGGCAGATGCAAGACCTAAATATGCAAACGGATTAGTAGATGCACCAAATGCCAGTCCTGCACTTGGCAATGCACCCATGATAGAGCCTTGTATGCCTCTAGGTGTTATCGTATTTAATGCTGACCCTGCAATTTGTTCTTTTAAAAAAGCATTTGGGTTTGCTTGGTCAAGTCTTTCAACATAACTTAATTTTTGACCCTGATTACCTAAAACGCCATCTTTTGTAGATTGTTGTAATTTTCTTAATGCGGTACTCATGTTAGTAGCTTTACTATTTCCAAATATACCAGTTGCTTGTGAGATATTTCTTTCCATAGCTGACGCATCTTCGTAGGCTTTCATAACATTTGCATAATCTGGTGCTTGCTCTAAAATTATGTTCTTTATACCATTACCCATTTCAGTTATTACTCGCCCTGATTGACCCTCAGGAAATTTACTAAAATCACCAAAAATTTCTTGTTTAAGAATATCTAAATCTTCTATTGTGTGAGCATTAGGATTTTGCAAAAATTCATCTATTGCTTTTTCTATTCTATTAAATTGTTTTGTACCTGCCTCGCCAATAATATTTCTATTTTTTGGGAAATATTGTTGTTTAAATTTTTCAAGCATTTTTTCAACTTTTGTAATATCGACTGGCATACGCCCAAGTTGCAATCCAGTCATACCACTTTGATAAGTTGCTTTTTTTGCGTCTTGTAAATTTTTCATACCACCGATTGCATCGGTTACTAATTTTTCAGCGTCATCAGCACCACGCATAGCACTTTGAAATGCTTTACCTTGCTCGCCACCTGCTTTACCTGCTTGATAAGCAGTTTCTATAGATGCTCTACCTGCTTGAGTTGTTAGACCTAGACCGCTTGCAACAATAGGTGCAATGCCTTTGTTTGCTACATACTTTGTCACTGGGTTTGCTACAACTCTAGCACTTAAAGTTAATGGGTCTATGACATTGCCTGTTGCAGTCATGGCTCTAGCAACAACATTTGCAGTTTGTGATGGTATTCTCGCACTTAACATTGCACCGCCAGTTAAAATTATTGAGGCATCACCTAGAAAGCCTACAGGGTCATTTTTAATAGTTTCTTTTATAGCGTCAATGCCACCATATCTATCAGCAAAAAATTGACCTACATCTTTTGCAAGTTGAGCGTCAGGGTCATCACTATCAACAACAAGTGTGTAAATGCTTTTCCCTAATTGTCCTAAATTTTTTGCAGTTTCAACAGGTTTAAAAAAAGGCGTAAGTGTGTCTATTACAAATTTTTTACCACTTGGTACAATGTTAGATGCCATTTGTGAAAGATATGTTTTATCGTCAACTTGCTCAAAAGTAACACCATAATCTTGTAATTCTTCTTTTTCGTTTTTTATTCTTATATTTGATACCATGTTGTCCTCGCTTTATTCGTCAAAACTTAAAAATGTTTTTAAAAATGCTTTTTCAGAATTAGAGGCTTTTTCAATAACCTCTGCAATACCATCAATAAGTACACCATCGTTAGGGTCACCTACAAAATAATCTTGTTTTCTATACATTCCACGCTCTAAATCACTTACGATTGATGAAACACGCTCTACAGTGTATTCATCTAAATCATCAACACCTGTAAAACCATACAAAGTGTTATTTTTATTGTAATAGTTTAAGACTTTATATTTATTTAAAAACACTCTCTCTATTTCTGCTCTGAGTCTGTATAATCTTTCTATGTTCATTTCTTCACTTAGTGCAGGGTTGTAACTAGCCTCAACTAAATTTTTTGCCTCTTTCTCTGTGAACTGCGCACCCAGACTTTCTTTTAATCCTAAAAAGATAACTGACTTAATTAAATCGAATCCATTTGTTGCCTCAGGTATTACTATAGGTGCAAGACCCTCAGGTACGATTTGAGTAAACCAACCTGATATGTCACCAGATTGTTTTATTAAATTAATAACACTGCCAATCGTCTGATTGTTCTTTTTTGCGTTTTCAAACTTAACATTACCTTTTGCCAATTCTTCGGCTCTTTTTTGCTCAAACTTTTTATCTGCCTCTAAATTTGCATCAGTTATTGTTGTATTTATTGGCACTGGCAATTCTACTAATTTGTCATCAATAAATTGATGCGTTATTGTTCTGCCAAATTTGACATCTCTTTCAGCACTTTCAACATTAGCAACATTTGTTGGTGAAGATGCAGGCGAGTTTGCTAATAAATATGCCTCTTGCTCATCTGATAATTGAGTTGTAGGGTCTTTTGTCCTACTTGGTGTTGAGCCATCACCTAAACCCATAAAATACTCAGTATTTTGTTGTTTAGTTGGTTTGCTCGAACTAGCTGATTGACTCATTTTAGCTTGTATAAACGCCTGAGGATTTGCCTGAAAATATAGCAATTCTTCGTCTGATAAATTACGCATAGCATCATACAATTTCTTTTTCATTTCAACAGGTGTGCCTACTTTTTCACCAAACAATAATCTTTCTAGTTTGCTTTGTGGTTTATCTTCCCTTGTAACATACTCAGGATATTCTAAGGGTGGTGGTGGTGTTTTTGGAAATGATGGTACATTGAGTTGACTTGGAACATTAACAAGTGGTGTGCTTTGATTTGCACTACCCATAGGCAAGTTGCCTGTTTGTGGCATCATAGTGTTCATCATATTTTTATTGGCAACATTATTCATGTATATGTTGTTGCTTAACAAACCGCCTTGAGTTGGGTTTAATAAACCGCCAAATTGAAAATTTTGTTTAACCATTTAATAACCCCTTTATGTTTTGATTGTAACGAATAGGTGGCATCATTCTCATCATTGGGTTTCTTACTGCAATAGGTGTATAAGAACCAACACCTGCACCAGTTGGTCTGTAATAACTTATTGGTATATTTCTCAAAGCCTCAGAACCTTTACCTGACCCTGCACCAATGTATTGAGAAACACCACCTGTGCCTGCTCTTGGATTTGTAAAAATTTGGTTCAGCAATCCCTGAGAATTATCTAAACCTAATATTGCATTAAAAAGTTGTTCCATAATTTACTATCCTATTCCAAAGTTAAAGCCTGATGATTTGCCACTTGATGTACCGCTAGTTATTGTAGTTGGGAAACCAAAAGCAAAAGGGCTAATAAAGTTTGAGTACATTGCTAAATTTTCGTATGGTGATTGAGCAGTGTACATTGCGTTCATTAAATCTAGTTCATTCATTCTTTCATCTCTCATATTAGGCATACCTGCATAACCATAAGAGAAATCAATGTTATCGCCTCTAGTATCAGCTAAATTAGTAAGTGCATTACTAGCATTTACTAAAGCGTTAGTTTGAGCGTTGTAAAGATTACCTGATGAATCAGCTAACAATTCAGCTAGTCCTGAACCTGCATTAAATCTATTTGAGTCTAAGTCTCTTAGAGCGTCAAACTCTCGTTGTCTTTCATTTTCTGATGCTTGCACTAATAATGGTGCTACCTCTGCACCAACACCTCTACCGACTGCATCTGCATACGATGCACCGCCACCATATCTACCCATGCCTGCAAATTCAGCACCTATTTGATTACTGATTCTGTCTGTTGTATTTCTTAAAACATTATCAAGATAAGTATTTGTTGGCATTGACATTTGATTAAAAAATGGGTCACCACCACCTTGAGCAAGGGTATCGTAATATGATGAGCCAGTTTGTCCTTGATTATACAAATTATTATAATAATCAGATGTAATACCTGTAGGTGTGCCTGCAATAGCTGATGAAAAACGACTTTGTATGTCTGTTGACATAGGATTAAACGCATCTGCCAAACCTGCACCTTGAGCTTCGAGGTCAAGCATCTGAGCAGTAGGGTCTGAGTACAAATTATTATAATCGTAACCACCTAAAAAATCAGGTTGTCCTTGATTAAATAGATTGCCTGCCTCACCAAGTATTGTGTTTATTGGTGCTACTGTAGGCTCATAAGGATTCACCTCATTTGAGCCTGATGTTTGAGATTTTTCTCTACTTTTTCCAAAACCTATACTAGCCATTTATTTCTCACCTCTCTTTAATTCTTTTTCTAGTAATACATGAGTTTCTTTGTACCCATGAGATTTATAAATTTTAGTCCACCCTTTGCGTGCTAATGAATACCCTTTATCGCAACCATTTTGTATTGCGTATCGTTCAAGTGTTTTCATTACTTTAAATTGCCAGAGTTGACGCTCTTTGCCAGTCATTATAATAACTGAACAAAACTTTGATAATGGTCTAGTCACTATTTCAGTGACAACAAAACCATAATGTTCCCTTTTTTCTTTTTCCCAAATAAGCCATAATTGGTAATAACCACTTAGCAATTCTTGCATCATGTGTTTTTCGTTATACCCATTCTTGGCTTTCGCTAGGATTTTTTGCATATCTCTAATTATCATAGGATATACTGCTGATATTTTGTCCTGAGGAATAAGAACAATATCTATATTATTAGCCACTTACTTGTACCATCATATATAATTCTAAGAGTTGCAAAGTCAGCAGTGATAGTTACGCTTCCTGCACCCTGTATTGTGTTGCCAGTGTTAGCTGATACAGTGATGTTGTTAGTGCTTGCATTACCGCTACTATCTTTAATTATATAATTTGTTCCAATAGGCGGTGATGGTGGCAATGTCAGCGTTACTGCATTTGCAACATTAACATCAATAAATAAATCATCTACTAATAGAGTAGCGGTAACTGATGTTATTTTTCTATAATTAATATTTGCTCTATTAACTAAATCGTTAATCGCTTGTTGTACCTGCTTGTTAAAATACTCTTGGTTAGTGCCACTGGTACGCCTAACATACTCAATAGCCATTAATCAATAATCCTTTTAATTCTTACTCTGCAAGTATCAGGAGTCACGCAATCTGTGTAAAGTTCAGCAGAAACAGATTGACAACTGACCATTATTCCCTCTTTTTCGTCAATACGCTTTGATACCTTACGCTTTTCTTCTAAACACTTACTGAGCGATGTAACTCCCTGCTCGTCAAACATGGGTGTATGCTCCATTATTTTTCCATCAGCAGTTGTAATAAGCATAATTGCAAATACCATCTCAATCATAAATACCATTACCTCTTAACTTGTCTGTTAATTCTTCTAGGTCTAAGACTCTTTCTTCAATAAAGTCCACTTGTAATTGTGCTTTGCCAATTAAAGGCAACTGATTATCAACATTGCTTTGCAATGCCTCTAACCTAGTTGCGGTAAATTCTAATAACAAAAAGGCTTCTTTTAGCTGACTGTCAATCTCTGTAACAGGAATTGTATCAATGTGTTCATTGATTAATTCTATGTCATTTAAAATTAATGCTTGACTTGTCTCTAATGCAGTAATTTTGTTTGTCAGAGTATTAAAAGTAAATACTGCTGATGCAACCAATCCTATTATCCCTAAAAGATTAAAAATTGGCATGGAAATACTACGATTACTGCTTACCTCTATTGGTTTTTCTGACATCATTGAACCCCATCTAATGTAGCGTCTAGTTCAACTCCCATAGCATCTGTAAATGTTGCCTTGCTAGGCACTTTAATTGTTATTTTATGATACCGCCCACTTTGACGAAAAGTTGCTACACCATTATCATTGCAAACAGTAAAGCCAGTTTGTTTAGTAATACCGCCTGCTCGTTCCCTGCTGACAACATTAATTGATGCAGGTTTATATGAGGAATATGTAACATTGTTTATCGTGTTTGATGACGCTACAACTATTTGCAACAATGTATCACTTATAACATTTGCAACAGTAAATTTAAGTTGGTTAAACTGACTGCTATCATCTGTTACAATAATTACATCGCCAGTTTCAATCTCGCTAGTAAATGCAGTACCAGTACCATTAACTGTATTGCTTGTTATGTTTATTCTACCTGTTTTGATAGTTGGTTGAACATCTATAACTGGTCTTATTTCGCTTAAAAAAGTTCTTTTACCCTCAGAATATTCTTGCTCGCCAATCGTGATTGTTGCCTCTAATACATCACCTGAAAATGTTGCAAATTTATTTGTGTTATCAAATGCACTAAAGAATAATGTACCACCTTGATATACTCTTGAGTCAAAGCTATCAGTAAACCCTGTATCAATATTTGTGGATATATTGTCTAATTGCTCAAGAGTAGTACCTGTCGTAAAAGCAGAGCCAACAAATTGTGTTGCAATATTGATTGTACTGAATCTATCTGCTGAATAGTTATACACTAATATTTTATCAGGATTACCATTACTAGAGTTAGTGCTAGGATATGACCAAAATATTAACTTGTTTAAAGGGTCGTGACCGCTTGTAATTCTTAGTAGGTTTGCAGGGTCAACATCAGTATCAAAAAAATCATCTACCTTGTTTTCACCAATTAGTTGTGTGCTTTCACCATCTGTTTTTGCAAAACCATCTTGCGATAAAAAGTATGTTGTGTTGCCAACTGTTATAAGTGAACCATGAGCAATGCAACCTCGTTCTTGCTCAATCGTTCTGATTTGAAATATTGATGAGCCACCAACAAAGTTTAATTGAAATATTTTTCTTAAACCAAATATAATACCAAACTCACCACCAACTAAACCAGTAATTTCAGCAGTATCAAATAATGTTTCTAAATCTGCTTGGTCTTGCCCTACAGTCCAACTGGCGTGATTACCAATAGATGACCATTGTATTCTGTTCCTGTTAGTAGATTGCCACCCTGTAACAACAAAGTTTCTTACAACTGCACTATGCCAAAAAGTAGGCGGTGAACCGCCAAGTGCAGTCCATGCAGATGAGTTGTCTAATTGCCATACCTGAGGTGCATCAGCACCATTGCTTGCAATGATATAGTTGCCAAATTGTGTAAATTGCCAATCATTATCAGCAGGCGTATTAAAAGTTGTACCACCGCTAACATCAGTAAAGGCATTAGACTGATACCTATACAGTTTAGTGGCATCACCTGCAAAAGATGTAATGTTGCCTGACGATGACCTAAAAGATGCAAAACCCTGACACCTTGCAGTCAATGCATTTGTGCTGACGCTTGCAATATTTCTTACAGGTCTATAACTTTTAAAAGCAGGAACAACATTGGTTGCATCAACTAAACCCTCGTTCCTGTATTCAGGTAAGTCTGGCAAAAAATCTAAGAATTGTTTGTAAGCCATGATTACTCAGTATTTGTAGTACCACGCATAATAAGTGGTACATCTTGATTATATTTACTTGTATCGTTTAATGAAACTACACGCTCAACAGCGTTGTTGTAAAAGTTTAACCACTCTTTAACAATGTTTGGGTCAATCCCTCTAATAAATGTGTTTGCAAAATACAATGCACCAAACAAGTAACAGTCACTATGATTTTGTAAAATATCGTTTGTGTCTGTATCATTTGTTAAAGCATCAAATTTTTTATAATAATACATTCGTAAAGAATATGTACCATCAGGTATAGGGTAGAAATGTATCTTGTCGTTTAGGATTGTATAAGCTACTGGTTGTCCTCTTACACTGCTACCATACATATCAAACGCTTGGTTAGGTGTTACATATTGTAAACTTACTTTTGGTGAGGCATTTATATAAACTGCATTTGCACCTAAAAATCCTGTTGGTAAAGCCTCTGTCTCTGCATCAGCATCAAAATCAATAAAGTTTACCATTTTGTTGAATCCTGCTGATACAAATTTTGCATTAAAATCATTCTCAGCAAGTGTTACAAAATCAGGTATGTCATTCACTAAATCTGTTCTGCCTAACCAGTTTGCTATACTTGTCTTTAAATTTGCGTAATTATTAAGTGCCATTTAAAATGTTCCCTCGCTTGTCTTTAAATACGCCCACTCAGGCGAATTAAGTTTCTTTCTTAAATATTCTGTTTGCTCTAGTGGCGGTAGTTGTGTAAATAAAAAACCATCTTGAGCCAACCACTCATAGATTACAACTAAAGGTATTGATGCAACTTTGCGTACATCTTTAGATGCGTTGTAACCAGTAAAACTATTTCTTTCTTCTTTGTTTTTTTTTAGTATTGGCTCTACATCTTGCGTGTAGCTTGTAGTCCACTTTTGCTCTTGTTCATCAAATTTGTGTTCAGTAGCAATAATGCCATCGTTTGTTTTATCTATTGTCTTTGCCATTTTCTTTAATGTTCGCCTTTGTAATTATGTTGTATAAAACTTTTCGCAACTAGCCATAATTGCGGTTTTTCAGTTATGTTTAATTCTTGCAATACTTTATCGGTTGGTTGTTTAAATTTTTCTTTCCAATCTATTTCCATTAACCATTTTGTATCTTTGCTTAATTTGTATGACTCTATTAATAATTTTATCCAATACTTGCTTTTAAATAATCCGTTTTTTTTAAAAAATTCATTAATAATAGTAAAAATCCACATACCTATTATTGAAAACCTAAACTCATGTCTCATACCAAAAGTAAACATTAAACCCTCGCCTGCTAATGAGGTATCATATCCAGTTATAAAATGTTGTATGTCATGTACTACGCACCAGTCTTGTTTGTATCTTTTAACTTTTTTAGAATCTTTCTTATTTTTATAAAGATTGTATAAATCAACAATAGTGCGGTTGTCATAATTCATGTATGCATAAAAATCTTTACCAAATGAACCATCAGGTAAATTTTTCAAGTCATCATTTATAAGATTATATAAATTATATTTTGGTTTATATTTTTTTATAAAACGACTTTCAAAATCAAATTTTTGGAAATTAGTCAATAATTTGTGTGCGGTATAATTACCAATCATTTATAATAGATTATTATTTTGTTTGCCTTATCGCTTATATTTTTAAGTTTTACAGACTGACTTTCTAATTTTTTATATTCATATTTGTTAAATGGCATTGTATGACCATCGTTTGTTGTACCTAGCAGTGTTGTTTCTATTACAGAGTCTTGAGTTGTAATTACATACGCAACCTCACAATCTGGTCTTTCAACATCTACAGTTTCATTTGGTGCAATGTCTATGTGTTTCATGCTCCAATTCACACTTGCGTTTTTTTGCATAATACACAAAATTTCTGCATCAGTGCTTTCAGCAACAATATGTAGGTTAGATGTATCTAACATATAGCTTAGAGGAAATGTTGCCCAATCTTTGTTTTCACCTGATAGTGTAATTCTTGTAACCAGTTTGTTGTTGTCTAAATCTTTTTCACATTCCCAAGTTTCAGGGCAGTCCTCAAGATATTGTATAAAAGCGTCAACATCTTTTTCCTCTATGGCATCTTCTTCTATCCATGCATAAGTTACAGAAACAGAGCCATTAACAAGGATATAATTTTGTTGATTTTGTTTTATTTTTTCAGAATATTTATGGGTTGTTTTTATTTTTGCAGGGTCAAGTTCCATCTTTCCAACTCTGCCTATTTCCATGCCTATCTCTATGTTTTTATAATCAGGAAAAGCTAACTGCAAATTTTCCTCAAGTGTAACAAGTTTTGTGTCATCAAATTTGTAAGTGAATATTAAATTCATATAGACCCTATCTCTGTTTTATTATTATGTTCTTTGTCTATATTCCATTGAGGATTATCTTTCGATTTAATTTCATATGTCTGTGGGTCAACATAATAACCATCAGGATTATAACCAAGTTCAGACAACCATTCATTTTGTATTCTTTTTTCAGCTTGTTCGTGCATACTTTCCCATTGTTCATGCCCATGTCTCAGGACATAATTTTTATAAGAACCATTAAAATTTTGTGGTATAAAATCTGTTTGCATCAAGTCATCTCGTCTAATGATGCCATTTTCTACATGTTCGCAAGCCTTAGGCATTAAACATTTTAATACTTTTTTATATTTCAAAATCATTTTTGTATTTCCATTCAATTTTTTCTAATTTAAAATTCCCAATATTGACCCAATTTTCATGTTCAATAAAAAATTGAGGGCTTTTTTTCCATAATGCAACTGCTAAATTGTATCTTACTCCCTGATATACTGGTGCGACTCTATGTAGTTGAGCAGAGTCAATTAAAACCATTCTATCTGTAACTGGCTTTATTCGTTCAATCTGGTTAGTATCAACTTGCCTACCTGCTCTTTGTGAATCTTCTAAATTGCTTCTCAACTTATATGGTGCTATTTCTAAAAAACCGCCAACACAATCATCACTTACTTTTGGATAATACAATAAACTTTCATCTGAACACCAATAATTTTTATCCAAATAATAATACTCACCTGTATCTTGATGCCATTCTAAAGAACCGCCATTCTCTATGGTTCTAGCCCAATATTCAAAGCCACCATCAATACATTCATCAACATTGATGTAATCTTGCCATAATTTTTGTATTAAAATTTCAACTATGTTTCTTGGCTTTTGTTTCCACCAACCACGCCAATAATTATAATCAGGTAATGTTTTATAACAATTTGTTTCAACTAAATCAAAATCAAGATTTAAAGCATTATCTTTTACAATCATATATAATTATTTAGGTGCAACATAAAAGTAAAAATACATGACCAAACAATTATTGTTATCATCAATTCTAAAATTTTTAGTTTCACTAACTTATTACAACACTGGTGCTTTGGTTAAGACGACCTGATGCCCAGTTATCAAATGCTGTATTAAGTGAGGCAGCGTTATTCCTGACTATACCGCCCCAACTTAGTTGTACATCACCTGAACCAGGAGGGTTAAAAGTAAAACCACTTGCTACATTGCTAGTGCTGTTCCAAGACTGAAAACCAAGACCTTGAAAAGTTGCACCAGAATAATTATTGTATAAATATTGTGCCATACCACCTGTATTAAATCTAAGTTGCCAAGCAACAAACACATTATTATTGCCCCCTTTAATTTTATCTGAATCTACCACTGTTGCACTAAACCCACCTGCACTTAATGATGTATCTGATGCAGTCGGTGTTGTTGAACCAGTAAAACTATTAGAATAGCCATACATTGTAAAAATATTTTTGCCTGCACCTTGCTGAAATTCTTTCATGGTAAATACATGAGTTAAGTCAAGTGGTGATGCAGATGATGTACCATAAAAATCTTGAACATCTATAAGACCGCTTGTAGGTATAGATGCAGTGTTACTATGATTTGGCACTAAACCACCGCCTCTGTAATATTCATTTAATCCAATAGGATTACTACCACCAAACTCACCTTGAATTGATTGAAGACTCAATGCTCCACTACTAGGTAAGGTCATGTTTATTTTTCCTCAACCTCAGTTATCAACCTATTAACAATTAATTCTAATTTTTCGTTTCTATCTTTTAATTGTTTAATTGCCTCAATAAGTAAACC